GCCCAGGACTCAGAATCAACTGCTCTTGCATCGGCTGTGTTCTTTGCTGTAACTGCATCGTCTTTCTGGTCCTCTGCATACTCAGCATAATACTTTGCGTTGTTCTGGTAGTACGGACTGTCACTGCCGACATCTTCACCATTCGCCTTGCCTACTGCATATCCCTCGGACTTTAATCCGTTCAGCTGGTCTACAGTTTCCCATCTGTGAAACTCTGCGGCCCGGTCTGCTTCTGCCTCCACGCGAGACTGCTCATTACTCTGTCGAGTGTTTTCATTCGTCTCTCGTGTAGTCTCGTTGGCAATGCGTGTTGCTTCGTTTGCATCTCGTGTGCTTTCTGCACTCTGCCTGTTGCTCTCAGCATTGTCTCTTGCGTGTTCAGCAGATTCACGGCCCTGCTCTGCAAGGTCACGCTGTTCTTCAGCAACTTCCCTCGCATTCTCTGCGGTTTCTCTTTCTGCCTCAGAAGTTCCAGCTTCGGAGAGTGCCGTTTCAATTGCGCTCAGTGCTTCCTTGACTCCGTCGAAGTTGACGGGTTCTTCACCTTCAAGCTGTACCTGGAGCCGCCCCTTGTTTTCACCGGACTGTGTGAACAGGAGCTTGGCAACGCCTCTGCCCTTGATATTTTTGAAATAGAAGGTGAGTGTTCTGTTTTCTCCCTCACCGGAGTCATCGATTGTTACTTCTGTATTTCCAAACTGGTTCGCATTGGTGTTGTCATATGCCACAGTTTTGATAATGTAGTTTTTCAGCATCTGCGCTTCTTCGACCACATCCTGTGCATATCCAAGCATCTGGTCTACCAGGGCCGGAGTCGCTTCACCAATGGCTGTGCTGTCCTGGACATCTGTGCCATCCATGATCTCACCGCAAGAGCACCAGATCGTCGGAATGGTATGCACACCATCAGAACCGGAAATGCCAACAATCAGATTAACACCGGATTCCGCAAGGCATTCAGAAGGAACAACGAATTTGTTATTTACAATCAGAGCAGCTTTCTCTACTGTGCCTGCTCTTACAATGACTGCTTTGCCGTATCCATCCCAATCATCCGAAAACGTCAACAGGACTTCCGGGTAATTGATCATGCCGGCAGTCAGCGTCTGAGTTTCTCTCAGCCACGCATCAGCTGCGTCACAATAGATTCTTATCATTTCACACTAACCCCTTTGTATCACCGGTCTGCATAATGGTTCTCTGCAAAGTTCCGTTTCCGCTTCCGGTCGGAATGTCCATCATAGCGTTTCCCTGCACCACAGGCCCACCGCTCATGTCACCTTCCGGTGCTGGAAGGGGAGTGGCCTGCTGTGCCTGCATCATCTGTGCCTGCTGATTCTTCAACTCACTGATAAGTGCCATCCGCTGCGGGATGTAGTCATCCGGCAGTCTCTCAAGGAACTGAATTACTGTAATCTGCCCCTGCATCAGCAGGTTCTCAAGAGTCTGAATAGATGCAATCTCGGAGTAGTAAGTCGATGCACCTACGTCAACCTTGATGATAACCGGGTGGTCTTTAAGCTCGGAGAAGTCAAACTGCTCCGGTACTTCTTCCGGCATCTCCTGGTCAGGATTCGCCTGCTGTGCAATCTGCACCAGCATCCTTTCCTGATCAGTGATCGGCCTGTCTACCCAGCGTATCCCATAGTATTCGCCCATGAAGTCCAGGAAGATTCTCGACAGGTCTTCAATAGAGGAGTAAATGTTCTGCTTGGTAATCTCGGACGGAGTTGATGCTGCTCTCTGAAGAGCAATGATTGCGGAGGTGTTGTCCGGTCTGGTATCACCCAGCGCAACATCCGTAGCACCAAGAGAGGACTGTGTCTGATTGATAAGACTGTCGATGTACTGGAATACCTGCGGTGAGATGTTCGCGCCCTCGACAACTTTCATTGCATTGTCTACGGAGCCGTTTACACCATATGCTGCACCAACCTGGTTGGTTACCTTGCCGATTCTCGTTTTATCGTAAATCTTTGACGGGAATGCCATGTTCATCATGGAGACTTCCGTCAGAGCATGAGTTTTATTGATTGCAATCTGATTGGGGATGAGGCCCGTCATCATGGCCTGTCCATGATAGCAGTCCTTGATCGTATCCCAGCACAGCCACACGATGGGGTAGTGCTTGATCTTCAGATTCTTAGGTTCTTCAATCTCTGCTGTCTCGCAAGACATATATGTCCAGATTTCTCCGGTTTCATCGTCTCTCCAAAACAGCTGGAGTATAGTCACGAGGTCATCGTTCCACTTCGCCTCGTCTACCGCATTTGTCTCTTCCGGTGAGGCCGTGATGCTTCGCCACTCATCTGAGCCATTGTTCTTCGCCATGAGACGGGCATTCCGTTCGGGAACACGTTTGGAAATGATAATCCAGGGCTGTTCCTGTACTCTCACGTCGGACGGGTTGCCGAAGAACACTCTCGTGTTGTCTACAGTCTCACAGCAAACCTGGCCCTTTATTTCCGCATCATTTACCTTCTGCCCGGTTTCTGCATCCGCATCCCAGTACACATAGATGCAACCATCACCATCTACAGCGGCATCACGGGCAAACTCCCTGATCAGAGACGGGATTTTGTTTCGCTCGAAGATGGCCTCGAACTCATCATTGACATATCCAACGATGCGCTTGTAGTTCGCTGTGCCGACGGTATTCGCAAGGGGAGAGGCAGTCACTTTCACATTGTCGCTCACCGTAGTAGCAACAGTGAACATACCGGTTCTCTTCAGAATGTTAATCTGAGGTGTGGGAAGATTGTTCGTCGCAATCCCTTCCCACTGCTTGCCGATGAAGAAGTTCTCGTTGACTCGTACTGTCTCATCGAGATTAATCTGCTGGTTGAATGCCGCACCCTTCTGATACATCTGCCAGGCAATCCGGTACGTCGGCATCTTCAGGCCTCTGAACAGGCCAAGCAAACGTTCGTCTTCGCTCAGATTATCTTCGCTGTATTCACTTTTTCTGTTCTTGTATTCGTCCATAATCAAACCTTTTCATACGGATTGTAGCTTGTGATGCTGTTAATCCACTGACTGAGGATTTCAGCTTTCGCTTCCTGTACCTGCTGCTCGATGGGGTCTATCTGAGTCTCTTCCAGCTTCTTCTTGTTCTCAGACACTGCGATTGCCAGCTGGGCAATGCTGTTGTCTGCTGAATCTGCCCGCTTGCTGAGATGCTCAAGCTGTTTCTTCAGCTTGCTCATTTCCACCGTCGCAATGACGGAGTATGCCGCTGCAACCACAGCGAATATCGTGAATACCCAAATCACTTGAATAACTCCTCGTCTTTCTCCGATACCTTGATGTGGACTTTCCTGTCCTGGTTCTCTGCCGCCTTGTCTGAGTACCCGCCGTTCTCCGGCATTGCCAAAGCAAGTCGGATGCCCTGGGCCAGTTTCGGCTGTGTCACTAGCTGCCGCACCAGCAGGCTTTCTCTCCTGTCTCTTGCATAATCGAATATCTCCTGATACTCGTATGCCTTGTCACCGTTGATTTCCGGTGAGCACAGGTCTTCGACATCTTTCTTCCGCAATCTGAGGTAAAGCCGCATTCCGGCGAAGTCCGGGAATTCCCTTACATTCGGATCAGCACATTCATCGAAGTACTCGTCAATTTTCTTCTTCAGAACCTTGGGGTCTGGATATGTAGGTTTAGGCCCTCTGTCTGTTGTTGCCATGTCACACTCCTATGTAGCTGTTTGTGATTTCCCCGCCTGTCATGTAGGACACATAGTCCATTGCAGGCTCCGGCTCAAACTCGGCAAACGGGTCAATCTGTTCCTCGACCGGCCTCTCTGCTGCCGACACTCTGCTTATCACGAAGTATCGAACCATGTCCGGGTTATGCGTTACTTCATGCGGGTCTTTCGCACAGTCATTCGGATTCTTCTCATCTGCCTGGATATCTCTGATATCAGAGATTACCTTCTCGCAGTTATCGAATATCATGAGTCCGGGAAGCTCTTTCGGTGCGTCCATACCACGGGCTTCAAATATCTTCCGCACACTTGGATCCCGGAGGGGAATAGGGGCCATTGCTTCTTTCATCAGCATATGCCCCTGAACACGGGAGTTATCGGCCTGGATCAATGGGATGTTGTTCTGCATGAACGTCTCTGCCATTGACCGGCCTGTGTCCTTTGACCGTGACCAAATATCACGAGGAGCATATGTCGCACTGATTACCTCATTCGGCAGAGTGTGCTCCTTGATCTCCTTGCAGGCATTCGACACAATGAGGTTCTTCTCCTCATAGGCCCGGTACAGCCAGAACCGTCCGTCCTCATCGATTGCCCACCAGCCGACTGCCAGTCGGTCAAGGCCATAGTCAAAGCTTCGATACCTGGGCCAGAAGTCCGGTATCTTGAACGGGCGAATCGTGTGCTTGCCAACCGTGAACTCTTTGAAGTAGTTCCCGCCGACGATATCCCAGTTACCATACCGGTACGCTTCTCTCAGATCTTCCGGCATATTCGCCAGCGTCCGAAGATACGTCGGGGATTTCTTCAGCATGATCTGGTTGTCATCGACTGTGGCGAAAATGAAAGTGTAGTCTTTCGGATTCTCGTTCTCCTCAGGATTCTTGCAGTTCGTCTTGTAATCCTTGTCGATGAACAGCCTCTTTACCCAACGATGCCCTATGCCGCCGGGGTTGCACGTTACATAGAATCGTTTCGGTATATCGTTCGTACCACGCAAGCAGCCGCCCAGGAAGTTGAACGCTCTCTCGGAAAACTGTGTAGCTTCATCCATGAAGATCCAGTCAAATTCCAAGCCGTTGTACTCGTTCTCCGATTCTTCACCTACCCAGTGTCCAAACTGGATGTATGACGGGGGAAGGTCATCCCCAAGGTCAAACGTCATCAGGTGAGTCGAGCCGTTATACGTCGCAATCCCCATCGGTGCCACCAGTGCCTTGATAGGGTTGATGTGGTTTTGCTCCAGTTCGGGGTAGTGCGCTCTCATGATGAGAATCTTGATTCCCGGATACTCCAATGCACCGCCTATGGCCTTGTGCTGGATGAACCAGGTTTTCCCGCCACCCTTGGCTCCACCATATCCGACATAAAGTGTCTTGGCTAAGAAAGCCTGTTTCTGCTTCGCATTCGGTGTTCCGACGTTCCACGTTACATCTGTCTTCTTCTGTTTCGGATTGTTGAACTTTCGAGCTATGCGGTTTCACCTGCCTCTGTATCTATGTATCCATTAGAACCTCTCATATATAAAATATTTTTTTAGGGGAGTACCTAAGAAGAACACACCCCAGTGTTTTGTAGGTACCCCCCTATGGTTGGAGAGGAATAGAATGCTTATTACCCGTCTTTCACGGTTGCCCATAAGGTGAACAGATTTGAATTCCACATAGTTGCAGAGATAAGACTTGCACTTATGACCTTCTGGTTATGGGCCAGACGAGCTGCTTCTGCTCCACTCTGCATTAGGAAAGGAGAGGGATTTCCACCCTCGCTGTTTGTCGCAACCTAATAGTGTTGATCGTTCACTACAACAGCCTTGAGGTATAAAATCAAAAGGAGGCCACGCTTAAGTGACTAAGAGAAAAAGTTCCCAGGCAAAAGAAACCTATCTATTACATTCTCTCATAACGTTATAACAGATTCTCATAGATTTGTCAATACCCTGATATTTTCCCGTGACCACCCTTCCGTGTGAATACCCCCATGCCTTTTTCTGATACCCCTATCTTGTCAAATAGTGCCACTTTAACCGCCAGCTCCCTCAGTGCCACCCTAAGTCATTTGAGGTTTTTGAGGCTGTGAGAAATATATATTATATATATATTATTTTGATACGTCTGTTTTTCCGCTACCCCTTCCCGGGGGCTCGTTCGTGCTCGGATCCGCTCCCGCTCCCGCAAGCCGCGCCCACAAAAAAAGGAAAACACCCAGCAACCCGGAACCGCCTGCAGCAAAACACCACAAGCCGCGCCCCGCCGGCTTCCTTACGGCCCGCGCCCCGCCTGGACACAATAGGGTTAACGATAAACCTCGTATAATAACCACTATCCGAGATTTATTTCAATCTCATTCCGTGAGATACGCACAAAACATTCTAAATGTACGCACAACACGGACACCATCGGCAGGGCCTGCACAAGTCCGCGAGAGACGGACAGCAGGAAAGGGAAAGAGGTAGACGGCAGCGAATAACCTACTAAACAAATAGGAATATAGATCCGGCCTTGTCTCCTGGTAAATCCGTCAAATCTGAAAAGGAATCTGATAAACCATAAAACCTACCGGAAAGGTAGGAAATATAGTCGCGAGTGACTAAAGGCCGTGACTAGAGTTTATATATGTCAGTCTCTCTAATCTATTACAATCTAATATTTCTATTATATCGACTATAGGGAAAACACCAGGGCAGGAAAAGACAATCATATTAATAGATAGAATAATAATTGAATAGTCGATAATAGATAAATAGATACAAGAGAGAAAGAGAGAGGGAAAGAGGGCCGGAAGATCTGAAGACAAGATAATATATCTATAAATAGAAATAGAGCCGGAGGACAAGCCCCCAGCTCTTTATATTTCTATTCTACTATTTGTGTTTCTTCCTGGTGATTCTGCATAAACTCATCAATAGCTTTTCTCATGATAGCGGCCGGAGTTGTTCCCGCTTCGGCTGTCGCTCTTCGGATCTCGTCGGCATATGTCCGGCGAACCTTTATAGATAGATTTGTCATATTGACAGCATCCCATTTTTTTGATGCTCTCTTGTGTGCTTCGCTTGGCATGGTGTCACCTCTCTTTCAATGTGATAGATACTATATCATAAATCGATACGGTGAGCAAGTGGAAATTGTAAACGGTGAGAGAGTGTACAACCTGCACAAATTCCGAAGCTGTTTTCTATACGGTGAGACGGTGTATTTTGTGCAAAACATAGAAACACGGTGAGCGGGTAATTTAACCCCTTGACAGATACGGTGAGCGGGTGTATTTTAAAGCCACGATAAGCCAAGCGACACAAACCAAAATCAAATAAATCAAAAGGAGATACATCATGAAATATTTAATGAATTGCAAGACTCTTGAAGAGCTGAAAAAAGCTTACCGGGCTTTTACAAAAAAGCTCCATCCCGATTGTGGCGGCACAAAAGAAGAGATGCAGCAGCTTAATGAAGAATATGAAAAAATGTTTAACCTGCTGAAGAATCAGCACAACGCAACAGCAGATGCAGAACACCAGACAACAGAAACCCCGTTTGAATTCATGAACATCATTGACAAGCTTGTCAAGATGCAGGGCCTTGAGGTAGAGCTTTGCGGCTCCTGGATTTGGGTTCGTGGAAACACTTATGAATACCGCGACACCTTAAAAGAAATGGGCTTCCAGTGGAGCAAATCAAAAAAATCCTGGCACTGGCATCATGCAACGGTTGCGGATCTTAATAGAAAGCACTGGCACTACAGCATGGACAAGATCCGCCAGATGCACGGAAGCCAGATCTTCAGCCAGGAACCCCAGGCGGCACTTGCTTAAATGTTTATACAATGGGGCCGGGAGGCCGGCCCTATTAATAAGCCCTTAAGAGAGGCAAATAAAAAGAATGGAGATAATACAAAATGACACACAATATTGTTAAATTCAAAAGCGGCTTTTATGGTCTTCAGGTTATTTCTACCGGCGAAATTATCCGGGCATCTCTTGTTAAATGGGATGGTAAGCGCGGCACAAGTTACCCCTATGAAAACCGGTGTGAAAATTTTGAAATGTACCAGGATGCAGACAATACAGTTTATTACACTGATAAAGGCGGCATTAATGCCAGGGTTTGGTGTGGAGGTTCCAGGCTGAATGCCCATTGCAAATATTTGCAGCAGATTGCAGCCCGTTAATGCAGAGGACGGCCCCCGGGCCGTAATGCAGCCGCCGCCGGTTCCAAGCCCGGGAAAGTTGCTAAATTGAAAGAGAGGTTATTAATTATGACACCTAAGGAATTGCAGGCCCTGGATCTTGAATTTAACGCCGCTTATGAATTTCTTTATGAATACGGCGACACTACCCCGGCATATGATGCAGCCGTTGCCGATTTTGATAATGAGATGCAGAAGCGCGGCAAGGTTTGGGAGGTTGCCCAGTATTTAGCCAATTACCGGCTGGATCTTATTACCAGTGATCGGGAAGCCGCCGCTTTTATGATAGCATACAAAAAACTTTATGCGGCATGATTATTGGTTATATATCATTGGGTTTTGGTTTAATATGCGGCCTCATTTCCCTAATTGGGGCCGCAAGCCAGAACAAGCCCAGCAGGCCGGCGGCAAATTACAGCCGGATTTATGAGAGTATAAGCCCTAAAGAATTTTGATTATTGGAGGATTTTAAAATGTCAAGTTTTGTTATGGATAAGAAACAATTTATTAAGGCGGCTGGATTATGTGCCGGACTGGCAGATTGCCAGAATGTTTTTGGGCCGGTTTTGAGACTGTGGAATTATAGCGAGAGCCGGGTTTATTTACCAGAAGATTATTATAAAGCTTTTGTTTGGCTTTATAGACTGAATGCAATCAGTGTACAGAAACAATATAACGATATCGAGATTGAAAATGATCCTGAAGAATATAAAGAGCTTTTCAACGAGTACAAAGCAAAGGCAAAGAGAAGATATATGTCAGGCAGTGCGGGAGACCGTGAAACTTTGATAAATGCCATATGGACGTTTAAAAACTTTGTTGATTGCCTGCTTTACCAGGTGGAAGATCCTGAATGTGAAACGAAAATAAAGGGTTTTGTTTACCGGCTTGAGCACATGCTTTTAGGGATATTGCAAAAGCTTTATGGAATCAAACAGGATCACGGTTGGGAGTGTGATATTGACTTATGACGGACAAACAGAAAGAGCTTTTGCATGAGATGTTTAACGGGGGCTACAGCTTTGGAAGCTGGCCCCCAAGAGCCGGAGATATTAAAACGTTCCATATTCAAAGCTATTTTTGGCCACCGCACACAATAGACAAATTGAAAGAAATTGCAGACAGTGACAAGAAAGCCGCCGCAACTATTGAGGAATGCCAGAAAGCTATTGAAACATTAACGGCCTATAGAATAGCTTTAGCAGAAAGATATAATGAGCTGGCAACGGCTCCAACGGTTCCGGTGGTTAAGCTTATCCGGGAGAAACGATATCGGAACAGCGTAAAATATTATATCCGGTTTTGCAGCCGGAACCTTGACACCGGGAAAGATATTGAAACAGATGTAAAAGTTTATGAGGGTTCCGAACGGCACCAGGCTATAAAAGATTTTGAATCTTATGTGAAAGATCACCCTGGGATCATTGCAGAAAAGAGCATAGAAAAATCAAAGTGGGAAAGATAAAAGCCGGTTTTGCTATTGATTAACAAGGCGACAAGAGATATAATTAATTTATGAAATCGAGAGGAGATTTTAAAAATGAAAAAATGGTATGCCGTAGAAAAAGACGCTGACGATTTTGATTGGGGAACGGGATCTTTTGATTATTCCGAGGCCGTAGAAATGGCGAAAGCTTACGGGCCGGAGGCACGGATTGCAGTTATTGAAGATGGCCCGGATCCGATTTGCGTTGAAGTTATCGAATACAAAGATTTCTAAAGATTAAGCCGGTTTATGCCGGCTTTTCTTTTTGGCTTTATTTTGGCTTGTGCGGTGTTTTTGGTTTTGCCCTTGAATTTATACCACCGCCGCCGCAGCTTTTGCCCTGCCTATAATTTCGCAAGTTTAACTCAAAGCGATTGACATTGCGTGAAATTTTGTGTAAACTTGTGCCGCTCTGTGTAATTCTGTGCCGGGTGTTTTATGCCTTTTATGCCTGCCTTTTTTGACTTTTATGGCTTTAATAACTTTTATGGGGCGTGGAAATAAATGCAAAATCGGACACCTTGCGGACACCTAGTAGTTGAAACCCCTAGTAATTACTGGGGTTATGGCTGTTTTCGTGTGGGTTCGAGTCCCACCACCGGCATTTTTAACTCTCAAAGGCAATTAATGCTTTTGAGAGCTTTTTTTATGCCTTTTTTGGAACTTTTGCGGCATTTATGCGGTTTTATGGCATTTTTGGCCGGTTTTGAAAACTGCCATTTTTGACCTTTTTAGATCACTTTTTAGGGCTTTTCGCCATACTTGAACTATCAAGATCGGACACTTCCCGGACACCTGCTTTTTTGAGGTATTTTGCCATTTTGGCAGCGTCCTCTTTTATGGAGAGGTCCGAAGTTTTAATATAAATGCGGTGAACCGTCGCCGACCCTGGCGACCAACCGCCCATTGCACAAATATTGCTTTCTTGCCATAATAAATAACTTCCTAAAGAACTAAAAGACCGTCTTAGATCGTGCAATGATACTATTGGCAATTTTGCTTTTTTGCAGATCTTTATGAGATGTTGCCTGACTGTTTCTCTATCCAGCGTGACACATTGGCCTGACTCCGGTAGCAGATCCATTATGCGTGGAATAACTATTGGAATCCGTCGAGTTGACAATCTATTCTTGTTGGTTTCTTTTGATACCCATTTCCCGGTTTTATCCCGTACAATGGAACCACGGATATTAATATATCCATCCTTTATGTCATCCGGTGTTAATGCGTATAGTTCCGAAGCTCTCAAACTATGCAATGCCAGGAGCGCAGCAAGTTCGCATTTATCACCCTTTACAGCCTGCAAGAATTTAATAATCTCTTTATGATTGAGAAAATCCGTTTTTGGTTCTGCCACTTGCGGCAGGTTTACTTTTGGCGCATTGAAGCCGGCATACTCTAAGGACGGAGTTACCAGCCGCCAGCAGTTGCGGACTGTTTTTGCGGAAACTGTTTTCGCCTCTTCATTGAGCATTACCTGGTAGTCGATTTGATCAATCTTCACCGGCATATATTTTTTGAATCGGTTCCGCAAATAGCTGTCATAGCCTCTTATCGTGCTTGGGCTTAATACCTCACTGTTAGAGTCTATATAATTTGATATAGCCTTTTCAAGAGTGGGAAACTGTTTTATTTCCAGTTTCTCACTTTTTGCTTTTTGTGCGTTTTGAAAATACTCTTTTTTCGTTTTGCCGGTGATTGTGACCTTGCGGCCGGCGATGACAACCCGCCCGCTGAAATATCCGTTTCTCTGCTTCGGTTCCGGGATCTTGTAATCTGTTTTGTTTTTGATTTGAGGATCACCACACCAGCAGCAGTAAAGAGCATTCTCCGGCAGATCACGGCGGCAGTTTTTGCATTTCATTTAATCACCCTTTGGTTTTGCTTGCAATTGATAGAGAAACTTCATGTATTCCATTGTGTTATCCTGATTTGGTTGATTCAATTTACGATACATCAAGATTAATTGTTGCTCATTCTCTGAGATTGGCATTCTTTCCGAAGCTTCAAAAACAATACTATCTGCCACTAAGTCGCTGACCGTACATGATAACGCTTCAGAGATTCGTAAAAGTAATTCATAGTCAAGGCGGCGAGCCGAACGCTCGTAATTTGAGACAGCAGCATCAGTGCATCCGAGTCGTTTCGCCAATTCTTTCTGCGTCATATGTCTGGCCATTCGTATTCTTCTGATGTTATTCATATTCTCAACTCCTTGTTAAGTTGATAGTACCATGTTCTTAACAAAATGTCAATATGGAAACAAAAAATAAAATTTAACATTTTGTTGTTACTTTACTTGACAAACTGTTTAGATCGTGTATAATGTGCTTATCTCAACAAGATGTTGAGCAAAATCAGACGAGAGGAGGGCAGTCCATGCGGGACTGGTTGAAAGCACAACGCGAGAAAAAAGGCTATACTATGAAGGAAATGGCTGAAAAAATAGGCATTACGGAGGCATATTATTCATATATTGAATCTGGCGATCGTCAGAAGAAAATGGATATCACCCTTGTCGCAAAGCTTGCCGATATTTTTCGCCTAAAAGTTCAACAAATCGTTGAATTTGAATCCAAGTATATGGCCGAGAAGGGAGGAAATAAGTAATCGAACGAATAAGCAGAAAAAAGCTACCAGCAGTGATCTACGCAATAAGGTGTACCGAAACAGGTAGGGTTTATATTGGCTGTTCAGCTGATATGGATGGTCGAATAGTCGAACATTTCCGTCAATTGAATAAGGGCTTGAAATTGATGATGAGTCATGAATACGACGGAATGAAAAAACGGCCCCCATCTAATTGGCAGCAAGACTATGACAAGTATGGACGTGATGCTTTCAAAATCTATGTCATAGAGGAAAATGTCCAGCCGAGTGATCGCAAAGAACGTGAAGATTACTGGATACGAAAGTATAAGGCTCGTGATCCAGAGTACGGTTACAATCTCCGCTACGAAAAATATTATCCACCAAAATTCGCAATAGAGCCTGGTGCACCACCATTGCCGGACTAAAGGAAAGGAAGGTGATAGTATCCCCTACACAAAACTATCACAGATGAGCAAGCCAAGGGCCGACCGGCTCAAAGCTGAACTCTTGGAACGTGCAAATGCCGAAGGGAAGACACAAGAACAGATTGCCGAGAAAATGGGTATTTCCCTAAGTACCTATAAGAGACTACTGAAGAAGCACACTGGTGATTGGACAATTGACCAGCTAACCCTTGCATTGATGGCCGTTGACATCCGAATGACCATCAGAACCAATTATGCAGAGGCCGAGCAATGAAGGGCAAAGTAAGGGCGGTGTTTGGCAGCGCAGGGCGAGGCAATGGCAAGGCGATGTGATCCATAGAGTTGTAGTGTCTGGGCAAAGCTGGGATTAGTCGAGCACAGTGTTGGCAAGGCTGAACACAGTGAAGTCTAGGCAGAGTAAAGCAATGCATCTTGGGGTACCGTCGTGGTAAAGCGCATCTGAGAAGCGAATCGTAGTGGCATCGTAGGGTGGCGAAGCACGAAGTTCTGCATTGGCAAGGATGAGTACAGCGAAGCACAGGAAAAGTCAAGAAACGCGAGGCAAAGGCATCGCATAGCGCAGTCACGTTGTGGCAAGACCTGGTGAGGAGCTGACTTGTGATGGCAAAGCGCAGTTAGGATAAGATTAGTAACGGTAAAGCACTGACACGTTTAGGCATAGTATGGAGACGTTTGGTTGTGGAGCGGCGGTGTGCTACCTCGTAACGTCATGGCAAAGTGATTGCGCTGAGTCGCTGTGTGTTGGTGTGGTGTCGTTTCGAGTCGTATCGGCATGGAAGAGTACTGCAAGGAAATGGCATAGTAGTGTTCGGAAAAGCAGAGGCAAAGCATTGAGGTGCTACGGAAAAGTATCGAGGTGCTACGGAAAAGTGTTGAAGGTAATGCAATGGATTTGAATAGCAGAGAAAAGCACTGCGTTGGTGCTGTTTCGACATGAAAAGAAAAGCGTCGGATTGGCAAGGCAACGAAAGGCAGCGGAGAGGTAAAGCTTCGCACGGAGAAGTAGTGGAACAGTTTAGCTTACCTATGTTTCGGCATTGTATTTTCACGCAGAGAAATGGTTCAGCTATGCTGTGCACCGTTTTGTTATGGAACTGTATTCCTCAGTTGGGAATTGTGTCGGTATTGAATTGACATGATCCGTTCCGGTGAAGTAAAGCAAGGCTGTGCACCGCAGAGGTTTCGTAAAGTAAGAACCAGTTAAGCATTGGCCCGGCCCTGAGTTGATATGCTATGGAATTGCATAGGCCAGATCTGCGTTGGCACCGGAAAGCATAGTTGAGGCATTGTTTTGAGTGGAGACGATGTGCGACGTGATGGCATTGCATGGCAGCGTACCGTCAGGCCCGGTGATGTTTCGTGTCGGCAAGGATAGAAAGAGGTGGTCGGAAAACAGTTGAAAATCCAGCAAAAGCAAATTTATCCCCTACAAAACTAAATTTTTTTTGAAAGAAAGGTTAAAAACAAATGGCTAAAAAACATACTACAAAGATCAGATTTACCGAGGATGCTCTTGGCACCTGCCCTGGAGATTCAGAAGTTTACGCAAACTTCATCGCAAGTAAGGCACCTGATGCCGCAACGATGGAAGAAGAAGTCACAGCCTTTGGTGCGGACGAGGTTGCCGCAAAGGGCATGACTGTCTTCGCAAAAGACGATGCGGGCCACCCTTATCTGTATAACTACATGATTAGGGGATTCTACAAAAGTGCAGCAGCAGCCTGCAAGAAGATCACCGGAACAAAGTCCAACAAGGACAACCTCAAGGCCCATAAAAAGGCAGTGGACAACTGGATCCACGTTTATCCCAGGCAGCTGTTCATCACTCACGAGGACGGCACTCTGGTTGAGTCTTCCGAGCTTGGTAACTGCCAGCGGCCTTTGCGGGCAAGCACTGCACAGGGCGAACGTGTTTCCCTTGCATCTTCTGAGTCGGTGCCGGCTGGAACGTGCATCACGTTTGAAACCTATATCCTGGACGAGAGCCTGGATAAGTACATCAAGGAGTGGCTTTCCTTTGGGCGGCTGAATGGCCTGTGCCAGTGGAGAAACTCCGGCAAGGGTTCCTTTGTGGTTGTCTCCGATGAGGTAGAGGATATCCCGTATGAGGATATCCCGGATGAAGTCCTCCGGTAAGAAAAAGAAAGTGGGAGCCTCCCCCTACAGAGACTCCCACAATTGAAAGAAAGGTTTACCAGTTAAGCAAACCAAAGGTGTGGATAATATACCACAGAAAGGAGGATTTGTCAAGGTGATACCTATCCCTGAGTATCCACCCTGCCGGAGATGCCCATCATGCGGCAGAGACATAGACGATGAGGAAACCGTCTATGAGATCTGTGCGGAGTACTGGGTGTGTGAGGAGTGTGCGAAAGACTTCATCACAACAAATCTCAGCGTTGACGAAATCGCAGGTTATCTTGGCATAGATACTAAGAAATCAGGAGAGTGTAGATATGAATAGATTTACGAAAGTGCTGGAATTCGACGAGCAGAAGCACGAGTACAACGTACTTGGTACGAAGTTGCCAAGCGTTACCGAGATAATTGGGCCGCTTACTTATACCAAGTACCGTGTAGACAATGCGGTGGTTGAGCAGGCAGCTTTCCGTGGATCGATGATCCATGCGCTGACGGCAGCATATGACCGTGGTGACCTGGATGAAGACGGGGAAGTTGCTGTGGATGTCGGCCTTTATCTGATGGCCTGGATCTCTTTCTGCCATGACTTCCAGCCAAAGTGGGAATACATCGAGGTTCCTATGGCAGAGAGAACGTTTGCCGGCACAATTGACCGGGTGGGAGTGATCGACGGCAAGCGGGTGGTTGTGGATATCAAAACAACATCCGCAATGGACAAGGCAAACAAAATAGCCCTAGTTACCCAGCTGTACGGGTACAGCGTTCTCTGCGGTGAGAACGATATTCCGGTGGACTATTCATCGTGCATCGGTGTGCAGCTTAAAAAAGACGGCACATACTCTGTCATCAGTCCTGACAAAGTATCTCAGAAATACCAGTTTAACCCGGCAGAATTATGGTGCCAGCTAAGATTTTTAAATACTCTCTTGAAAGGAGAAAAGAATGCAGAATAGCAATGAATTGATGATTGTCTCTACAGAGGCAAACATCGCTGTAGCAAAAGCCAAGGGAAGCTCCTATGTGGTGACTTCGCCGCTGACCGGAGAGGCCCAGGAACTGAAGAGACGTGTGGACTTTGGTATTGTACCGGGAACTAAACGTCCTTCACTGTTCAAGTCCGGTGCTGAGAAAATCATCATGGCCTACAAGCTGATGACCAGGTACAGCATCGAGACAAAGATTGAGCAGTATGATCCGAAAGCCGGTGCTTTCTTCCACTATGTTGTGCGGTGTGACTTGGTGAAGGGATTCGCCCAGCCGGATGGAAACTATCGTGAGGTAGTCTATGC